GTCTAAAAGTTTATTAGCATCCTTAGTGGGATTCTTTGACATGTTTTGTATTGCATCAGACTGAAGCTCTTCAATGAGGATGTAACTTTTAATATCTTTTTTCATTACATCTTCACTAGAGGCAGGTTTCTTTCTCAAGCTATAACGTGTATGAGCTAAGTTAGAAGTACCGTAGTGAGTCGTTAGGCCTAAGTCTTTAGATGTAACGTCTACACCAATTTCTTCATACCCTACTTCGCTATCTATTAGATCAAACTGCCTTTGCGTACCTCTTTCTTTTGTACCCTTTCGTAAGGCACTAATTTCCAAAGGCTCCATGCCATCGTCAATAGCGCCACTGTTATCACCCCTAGTATACTTCCTAGCTGGATCTAAACTAAACTCTCTGTATTCTAATTCTCCCTGTGTTACTTTAGGAGCACGTTTACGTACAAAAGCCTCAATGTTCTCACCTCTAGTCCCTTGTTTACCTATAGATACATTCTCAATAGCACTTTCAACGGGGCTATAGAAGCTTGCTATAGTAGGCGTATCAGGGTTTGATACATCTGCAAGAGCTTCATCTGTCTGCTTGAACATAGGATTAAACTTAGGGTTATCTGTGATACCCAGCATAGAGCCTAACTCTTTAGCTATGATCCTACTTAATCCAGCCATTACTGTACGTTCCCACTAAAGCCTTGCTCTCCGGGCGCTGCAGCAGCACCAATGCCAATGTTACCACCACCCCCACCTGTCATGTCTTGTGGGCCTGTAGGACCTGCTCCTTGAGGCTGAGGGGCACCTGCTGGTGGAGCACCCTCTGGTCCTGCAGCTGGAGGAACGCCGGGAACAACTGGGGCAGGAGGAGCTTGGAAGCCCTTAAGTATCTCTGCCTGTACTGCTGCGTCTTGAATAGAGTTAGTTACTTTATCAGGATCAAGATCCATGCTAACTGCAATCTCACGTATGATGTAATCCATCTTAGCAAACGGTGCCAGTGTTGGGTTCTGTGCAACCTGCAAGAACTGCATCAAACGTTGGCTACGTACTTCGTTAGCCATCAGAGACTCAGTACCTTGAGCTTTGACTTCTAAGTCGCCCTTGATCTCTGGGTCATAGTCAAACTGCATGTTAAAGCTAAAGAAAGCTTTGCCTAGTGGGTTGAGTAGGTAGTCATCTACGTTCTTAATGACAGTACGAATAGATCCGTTAGCTGCTGACATAAGCATAGAGATACCAGAAGCTGTACGTCCTACGCCTGACACACCTGTCTGACCGTGAGCAAAGGATGGAAAGCCTGTTGATTCGTCTGCAAGTACTCGTGCCTTGTCAAACAACTGCATGTTCTCACCAGCTACGTTAGGAAAAGATGTACCAAAGATGGCTTGTCCGGGTGCACCCCCTTGGCGTCTAAAGACTTTGCCGGGGTACACTGAGAGGTCTTGGCCCGGTACTAAGTTTGTCTCATCAACCTCAATCAACAAGTTACCAGAAAGCACAGCATTGTCAACAGCCATACGCATAAAGCCATTCATCAACGTCTGTGTGTCATCCATGTTCTCAGCAATACCAACACCAAAGAAGCTATACGGATTGACTTCATAGGGTACAGCATAGTAAGGAATGAGTGCAGGTTTGAATGGATTCATAACCATACGCAATACGTTGCCGTTGCATATCCATAGGTTTACGTTAAGTTGCTCTGCATCTTTGAGTGCACGAGGAATCTCTATGTCGTGATCTTCTAATACTTCACGGTCAACATAACCCCAGAACTCTTTCACATCGTAACGTTCCGCTTTACTTCCGTGCTCATCATCCTCCATGATTTGCTCCCACCACTTCTTCTCATAGGATTCACCCATCTTGAGAGAGTTGTCAATGGCGTTGTCACGGAAGAAAGGACGGCCCTTAAGAGCACGAAGCTGTGAGCGAGACATCTTATGACGCTCAACTATATACTCTGCCTCATCCATATTAGATGCGTCAGGGTCAGGGTAGAAGTTCCAGATAGATACATTACTTGTAGAAGGCACAGTCTTTATAGTAGGATCATAGTTACCTTCATCATCCCAGTTAGGGTACTCTTTGTTTACAGCGAACGGGCCTTTCATTATACCTGTACCAAACAATGCACACTCAAATGCAGCGAGGCGAAGCTGTTTATTAGCTCCGCTCTCTTCTAGTTGGTCATGTATTTTCTTTTGCATCTTCTTAGCCGCAACCTTAGCTGGGCTAAAAGTAATAGCAGTAGGCGTTGTACCCGGACCTTCAACTACTTTATCTTCTACAGGGCCTAACTTACCAGCTAAGGCACCCATACGTTCCTTAAGTTGATCCATTGTTTCGCCGGGAGCAAGACGACCTTCTTCATTAGTAAAAGGAGTGAATGCTTTTTCTACAGTCTCAAATGCTTCTTCAGCTGCAGGATCAGGGTTGGAGTCAAAGTGTACAGTATCCGCTACACCTTCTGGAAGGCTAGTAGGATCTACGACAATTGGAAACTTCTTGTTACCAAAAAGCACATCAACAATCTGGCCGTAAGCTGCAAGAGTTTTAGTCTTAGTTACTTTTACAAATACACGAGAGCGCTCTGCCTCAGTAAATTGTACTTGTGGATTGTACAGACCACGGTAGTTACGGTAAGCCTTTAGCCAACGCTCTTCATCTTGACGCCGTGAGTCTTCTGCTTTCTTGTAACGGTTCTCAACAAAGGAGATGATAGATCCTACAGAAGCATCCGCTTCGTAAGAGTCTTTATCTACATCCTTAATAAAAGAGGATTCAGAAGATTCAATATTCTCTTCGTAGCTTTCGTCAAAGTCTTTAGGGTCCATACTCAATATCCAAATGTTGGGTCAGACGCTTGAAAGCCTGATCTTGAAGTTGCTGGATCGTAGTCAAATAAAGAGCTACGGGGTCTTGTCATAATACCATATCGTAAAGCGTCATACAAGTGGTCTTCTGCATTTGTATCAACATCTTCTGGATTACGTTTATCTAAAGGTATGCTTGGTAACTGTGCTACTAGGTTAGTACAGGTATTAAACATAACCAAACGAGGTTCTTCTGTAAACTCATCTACCTGAAGTCTACGATGTAATTCATTCTTACCAGCTACACGGGAGCCTTTGGAACGGTCAGAGGGACGCCAACGACAACCCCTCATATTCATTTGTTCTGCCAGAGAAGGGCCAGTATCGCCACGCTTATGCCACAAACTGCTATCAAGCACACCATACCGCACACTTCCATCTCCTGATTCTGCTTCTAAGATCATGTCAGCTAAGTCTATAGCTGTAACCTTAGAACAATATAACTCCCTATATACTACCAATTGCTCAGCAGGACTGACTGCAACCCACACAACTCCTGTGTAACTTCCGTACCCATAGTCACATGCCCTAAACCTTGCCCAGCTTTTGGGTATAGTGTAAGGCTCTACTACGTGAATAGCACGGTTAAACTCAGGAAACGCAGCGCCCTCATTTACATCCCAATCACCATCAAGTAATCTCTTACGTTGTTGCTCAGGTAAAGACAAAAGCATTGCTTCGTAGTCGCCGCTATCAGCTAGGTAAGGGTTATCAAACAAACTAGCAGGAATAAACTTACGTTTAAATAGAGGTTGATCTTCTTTCTTGTGTCCTTTAGGATAACGTAGAGTTTCTCCTGTTTCTATATTAGTAGCCCAGAAGGAACGGTTAGGTGCCTCAGGGTCAATGAACATCTTCTTAACCCAAGCATGGCCGGGACCGCCGGGGTTAGTAGTAGCTCTCATGTACAGACCTAACTCAGGTGAGGCAGATCTTAAACGTGATCTCATATAGTCCCAAGCAAAACTAGAGGACCACTGCGTCAACTCATCAAAGGCTACATAGTTAAACGCCTGTCCTTGGTAGCGCATAACGTCTGTGTCTTTATCCAAGTAAGACATCCAGAGCCTACCGCCTTGAGGTGTAGTCCATTGAGACTTTCTCTCTGACCACTTAATACCCGGTATTGCTTTAGGGTATAACTCTTGGCTCTTCTGTATAAGCTCACGTAGTTCTTCTGTAGTGTGTCGTACTAGTAGTCCACTAAAGTCTTTGTTACCTAAGTTACGAAGAGGGTCTGCTAGTGTAGCGTATGATTTACCACCCCCAGCTGCCCCACCATACAGTACCTCACGCTCATTAGCTGCTAAGTAGTTTGTCTGTGGGCCGGGGTTAGGTTTAAAGACTACCTCTTGTGCAAACTGTACGTCATAAGGTGCAGGTGTTACCGTTGCAAATACTTTATGCTCAGGTGGTGTCTCTTCCGTCTTCGTAGGTGTAGTAACCAATTCTTTCTTTTTCAAGCGCTTCGTATTGCTGGATCGTTTCTTTGAGCCAGAGGGCAAGCTTACGTTTAATTGCAGCAAGTGATTTGCGTCTTCTTTCGACATCTATACGTTTCTTAAGTCCATCATGAGTTATGCGTCTGCCTGACTGAGTAGTTAACCAAGCAGATACTTCCCTGTAACTATACTGCTTTAAATGCTTCTTGGCAAGCAATAATAATTCTAATTCTTTAACAATAGGTTTCAACCAAGTATCATCATCAGGATCTATCTCGTAACCAAAAGGTACAGACCTCTTAGATAACCTTGGTACTCTCTCCCAAATCTTCATATTACTAGGCTTGGGTAACATCCAATAGCCTAAGTCTGTCTTTTGAAAGTCAGTCTTACGTTTCATCGCCAGTAGTTGAATCCTTTGGAGGTAATATAAACAGGCCACCACTAGACTCTACTGCAACCTTTTCAGTTTTAACAAGGCCAGAACGATCTAGTACCTGACCTGCTGCAATCATGCGTTCCTTAACGCCTAGCTGCGTAGGGTCATCCAGAGCCGACCCGTAAGCAATAGCAGCTTTTGGACCCAATCTTGACATGTAGCTTTTAGTAGCTTCAAATATTTCATCTTTAAGTGCCTCTGTAATTGAACGTGTAGGTGTACCATCACTATAGCCAGACATCCGTTTAGCCATAAGAACATCTCCAGCCGCCTCATCAAAGAGTACCTCTAGAAACTTCTGTTGGTTTTCAGTTAGCTGCTTAGCCATGAACTCATTACCTTCTTAGTATACGTAGTTATAACATGTTAGTAATAAAAATGCAACTACCTTTTAACATTCACATTTAGTACAGGGACACTCACGATTTAACACTGCACATAAAATACGCTTGATATATTTTCTCATGTTTTTTTCCTATACGGTTTTACTTTTGCTGCAATTTTTTTCGGTTGAGCCACATACTGCTTACCCGCAGCATTTCCTTTTCGCTTAGATCGTGTTGTAGAGGCATACTCAGAAGCACTAAGAGACTTAATAGCTTTCTTAGGAAGATACCGTTCACCCGTGGCTTTAGGCCCTTGCGTTGATGGCTTGCCACTTTTAGTAGTCCACTTTTGTTTAGTCCATTGACTAAGACTTTTTTGACTTTTTGACTTTGCCATCAGCTTTAGCCTTTGCTGTCTTGCTTAAATCTTTATAATGAAAAAGCTTTACACTTGTCTTACTGTGACCCTTACCTGTATGCAAAGAACCATCAGGCATCTTGTGAGTACCGCCCTTATGTTCCATGCCATCCTTCTTAAAGTGCTTTACGCCCTTCATGATGTATATCCTCCACCTTTAGCTTTGTATTGCTTAGCAACCATCTGGGCTTTCCTCCCTGACCACTGTCCGGGGCTTCCTCCTTTGCCGCCAGCCTTAACGGATGCCACAAGAGACTTACGCATAGTAGGCTTAGTATAATTACCAGCCGCATTAACGCCAGACTTTTTCTTGGAGGTAGAACTTGTCTTGGATTTCGCCACGTGTCATTCCTATGTCTTTGAGCATCTTGTCTGACATGTTATGTAACTGCCAGTACTCTGCTCTACGCATTTGGTTTTCTTGTATCTTCTTGAACAAACGTTTAAACATGGTATAACTCCTCTATTACCAAGGATAGTTATACCATGCTTTGTCTTATGGGACTACGTACAAGATTGCAACCCCGTTATGCAGTTACTTCTTCTTAGCTGCTGGCTTCTTAGTCATACCGCCATACATGTAGCCGCTCTTCTTAGACATGCCGCCAGCCATCATCTTAGCAGCTGGTTTCTTCTTAGCCATACCACCAGCCATCATCTTAGCTGCAGGTTTCTTCTTAGCCATTCCACCCATGTTCATTTTGCCAACACCGTCAGCTGCATAGGTTGGAACCTTCTTGCCGTTCTTCATAGTCATGGGCATCTTAGCCATAGTATATTCCTTTTTGTTTAAGCTAACGTTACACGTACAGCTACAGTTTCTGATTCACCACGACTATAGTTTAATATAGTTGCATTACCTATTCCCTTAGGAACAACCATGCAGTGTGTACCAGCAGGTAGCTGTAGATCATTTGCAGTTGAATCTGCTTCTGCTGTAGCAAAACCCATATCAAGCTTGTGGCTTGTAAAGATATACACTAGCTTTGCATCTGTGCAGTCTACATG